TAACCCCTAACCCCAACCAAGCAAGATGAAAGAAGAAGAAATAATAGAACAGTTTGAGTTATTCTTGAACGAATCTGGAAACTGGATAAACTTTAAATCTTGGATAGAAGATCACGGATATACCATGTCTGACTTTAAAATGAAAGATGAATAATCTAACCCAAACCTTATAACCTAAAGATGAAAGACAATTGGATAAAATGCGAAGATCAGGAACCTGAATTATATCAGAGGATTATGTTTGTTGTTGAATCATGCGATAAGGTGTATAATGGAAAGGTTTATGGGGGAACATATCAGGGCAAATATAAATGGCAAGATAAATTATACTTCAATGCAGCTTGCCCAGGTATATCATGGAAAATCACCCACTGGCAGCCTCTTCCAGAACCACCAACCGACAAACCTAACACATAAAGAGATTAATGGAAGCCCTCTATTTAGAACAGCTTGGGGAGATACTTGATGCCGGAGGCCATACGCTTTCGACAATCAAGCCATCGGAATGGACGGAGAAATTCCGATCCATGGATGCCAGCGTTTCACGATTTAAGGGCCGTTTTTCTTACGATCTTACTCCTTACACCCGGGAGATAGTGGATTGCCTTTCCCCGGATCACCCTGCGCGGCGTATATCGGTTATGAAAGGCGCACAGGTAGGGTTTAGTGTAGGGGTAATTGAGGCTGGGACGGGGTGGATTATTTCGGAACAACCGGGAAATATTCTATTTCTTACAGGCCACTCCGACCTTTCGGAGGAAGCGGTGCAGAAGATTGATAACATGATTGATTCCTGTGGGATACGAAACCTTATAAGGCCAAACGTAAAGCGTACTCGGGGAATGAAAACCGGGGACACGAACACAAAAAAGGAGTTTCCATGTGGCAGTTTGGTTTCTGGGTCGGTGAGCAATCACAAACTTTTGATGCAGCGGTCGGTAAAATATGGCTTCATAGACGACTTTGACGCGGCAAAGAAAAGCTCCAAGTCGGACGGCAGCACCGTTTCCCTTATCGAGCAACGATTCGCCTCCTATGCGGATGAAATGAAGCTGTTTTATATTTCCACGCCCAGGTTAAAACAAAGCAGCAATATCGAGCCGGTGTTTATGAAAGGGGATCAGCGGCGGTTTCATGTTCCATGCCCATGCTGCGGGGATATGATTCCTTTACATTGGAGCGTTCCGATTCAGGGCGAAGAAAATAAGATGGGTGGCATAACATGGGAACTTGACACCGCGCAGGAATTAATTAAAGGTTCAGTGGGGTATATATGCCAATCCTGCGGGGGCTTCTTTAATGATTCGAAGAAATACGAAATGAACCTGCATGGCGAATGGAAGCCAACAGCGAAGCCTTCCGAAGAGGGTAATTATTCCTACCATCTGAGTGCGCTTTACGCCCCTCACGGCATGTACGATTGGGAGCATTATGTCCGGCAGTTCCTTGAGGCAAACCCACCAGGGGGAACACAGGATGAGGCTTTGCATAAAACGTTTATGAATCTTTGCCTCGGGGAAACCTACGAACTCCCAGGGGAAAGCCCCAAGGCCAATGAGCTTCAGAAAAACATTCGTAATTACGAGATAGGAATTATCCCGGATAAGACTTCGGAGGATGACGGCAACGGCCCAATCGTTTTCCTTTCCTGTACGGCTGACTTAAACGGAACCCCAGACGATGCCCGACTCGACTATGAAGTACTCGCCTGGAGCGTTTCCGGGGCCACATATAGCATTGATCAGGGAAGTATAGGAACCTTTATCCCAAGGGAAGGCTCAAAGAAAGTAAAAGTCGACCGGGTTAAATGGACTTATGAAAACAATAAGCCCAATAATGTCTGGGCCGAACTCGAAAATCTTCTTTCTAAGGATTGGAAAACTCAAAAGGGGAAAACAAATCGGATCCTTTGTACGGGAATCGATACCGGACATTTTACAATTCACGCCTATTCTTATATCGATAAAACAAATAATATCGTTTTCGGCTTGAAAGGAAAGGATGCCGATAAATATGTTCCTTTCGGAAGGGATCGAGCAACCTTTAAACCGGCAATAGAACGCGACAAACTCTTCCTTTTGGAGGTTGGGTTAATAAAAGATAAGCTCGCGGATATGATTAAACTTAAATGGGACGAGAATGCAGATGAAGTTCAGCCATTTGGGTTTATGAACTTCCCCCAACCGGCAGATGGGAAATATTCTTTTAAAAATTATTTTGAGCATTTCGAATCCGAGGAAAGGAAAATCGAAAACAACAAAGATGGCATGGACGTTGCAGCGCGTTGGATGAAGAAACAAAGCACCTCCCAGAACCACTTCTGGGACGTTCGGGTCTACCAAATTGCAATCCGGGACATCTTCCTTTATCTAATCGCAAAGCAATATAAAGTTAAAAGCTGTTCCTGGCCCGAGTATTGTGGATTAATAACTAAAAACATCTAAACATGAGCATGGACATTCAAGATCAGGTTATTTTCTTTGTAAGAGGAAAAAGTTTTCAAGTTTCCGGCGATATCGATGCCGCCAAAAAGGAACTGGAGGCATGGAATTTCAAAAACGATTCCGAAAAAAAGGAATGTCTGGAGATTTTCGAGGCCGAAATCGTTAAAATAGCCAACGAAATGCTCCAGATAAAGCGCATTTCTGCGAAGCACACCAAGCGAAAAAGCGCAAAACCGCGCAACATAATGCGCCATTTAACCCCTCCAAAGAAGAAAAGGAAGTAAGATTTTACCTTTAATTATCAATCAGTTACGTTATTTCGCTAAAAATATACGTTCTTTTATTAGGACGTATTGATATTAGGCGTATATTTGTTTCAGAAAGGCAATAAAGCCCTGCCAAAACGAAACAAGATGAAAGCTTACAAAACAGCCACCCAGATAGAAGCAGAAAAGGACGCACAAAACCGCAAAGACTTTGTAACCCGCTCAAAGGCTGCATTCGCAAAAATGGGCAAAACATACCACAGCCACACCCACATTTCTTATTCTTTCTTAACCCAAAACGCTAAATCTAAATAGTACTAAACCCAGACGCAAAATGAAAAATCAAAACGACAAAACCCCAACAATAGAAATAATTGAAGGTGATTATTGCCCTAGAACCGGCCACATGGACTGGAATGATAAGCTATCCGATGGCACCCCAGTTGAAGGATGGGTACAGGGTGAACTTTCAATCGAAAAAAATGAAGAGGGTGAGCAGTATGCAACGCACACTGTGTATAAAAAAGATAGCGATGAGGTTTGGTACGAAGTTCACAGTCAGCTTTTTTAACCCCACGTTATCGGGGCTTTATTTAACCAACTAAAACCAGACGCAAAATGAACATTAACGCCAGAATCAACAGACGCGCAAACCAGGCAAATCAAATAAAATGCTACGGTTTAAACACTCCCAAAGAGGGTGTTTTCTTTTGGTCGTTCAGAGTGAATGCCTTTGAGCCCATTGAAGAGGAGCTGTATCTTTTTAAAAGAAGAGGAACAAACTATTATAATTAACATTTAAGCCCAGACGAAAAATGATTACCAAGAAACAGGAAATCGAAGGTATTTTAAAGCAAAACGGAATCGCAGCAAGAGTTAAAATCACAAGTAACCGAATTGATGTAAAAAAGGAAAGCGATTTTAAAAAAGCCGTTGTTTTGTTTCCTAGCATGACAATCGTTTATGGTTTCGGATTCTAATTTCAAGCAAATTCAAACAACGGAATACAGGGGATACCGAATAGAGACGTATAACCTTCAATCTTATGCTTTCGAGAGCAGCAGCCGGAACCGGAACCCGGTTTTAGGGGCAATCTCTGAAACCGGGAAAAGCAATTCAGTTGAAATAATCAAACAAATGATAGACGGGCGCATTGAACAGCGTAAAAAATGGCAAATATGAAAGCAACAGACAGAATGATTTTACGCGACCGCAAGAAAATCGGTCGTCAAATAAAGCAAAAACGCAAGGACATGTGCTGGAGTATATACCGCCTGGGGGATGAATCCGGGGTATCCAGAACTATTGTAACAAGCATAGAGGCCGGGAATAGCTCCTATACCATCGATTCGCTTACAAAGATTCTTTACGCGCTTGATATGCGGTGTATAGTAGGCATTGCCTTATTCGAAAGACCTAATCTTTGAAACCAAAATAGAAACAAATGAACACTTTGTGAACGTAAAGTTTTTCTCGGGAAAATCAACTGGTTTCATGGTTACAGGTTTATGTTAAAATATTGAGAATAGAATTGAAAGCTTTCCGGATCCAAGATTGATCGCAGGAATGATTTATCCGGGTCAGCATCTTTAAAGAACTCCAGCTGGGTTGTATGGCATGCGCCACCGGACATTCCCACCCCATGTTTGATTCCCATGCAAATATGGGTTTCTGGCCTATAAACAAGCCTTTGGAGGCCGCAATGTTGCCAGAGCCATATATCGGTATAGGGATCGTGATCGGCGCACCATTTCAAATTTAAATCCGGAACGATTAGAGTGTTCATTGCGCTTGACCGGGTAACATGCCGCATGGTTAAATGGGCGAATTTCCTAATATGGTAGTAAATGGTATAGTCGTGACCAAAGATATCTGGGCGACCGCGTTCATTCCATTCTCGGGTCTGGGTTTCGAGGTAAAGTGGCGAATACCAGTCGTCGTTTTCAATGAAGGCAATAACGTCCATCCCTTGTCGGCGCATTGTTTCATACCCGTAACGATAACGAGGGGTGATATCGCATTCCTTTGATTCGGGCTTATAGTTAATAACCGAAATTATTGAAGGTTTAAGCGTTTGAGCTTCCATCATTCGGAGGCAATTCGCCATAAAGAGGGGCCGGTCGCCGCGATCTGGTATGATTACGCCTACTTTCATTTCTCACCGAATATCATAAATGAATTATTGAGGTCGATTCCGGAGCAGAAAACATTTTTAAAGCCCTTGTCTTTGAAATAAGATTTCAATATTTCGGGGGTAAAAACGTTTACGTGCTTGCGATTGTGCCATGGTTTCCAATATTCCTGGGAGAAATCAGGGAGATAAAGGAAAAGAACTCCCCCCGTTTTAAGTTTTGAATGCCAATAATCAAGAACGTCAACCCATTTCTCGATATGTTCTAAGCAATGGGAAGAGAATATATAATCAAGTCCATGAAATTCCTTTGGAAATTTAAGTGCTGTATATCCACCAGAGAAAGCAGAATCTATTGGGTAGGCATCTGGAAACTTCCATTCAAGACGGTTACATCCAACATCAACCCCTATGCCTTTGCACACTTCCTTTGCAAAAGGAAACGCAAATTTAGCAGCGAACCCGGTCGCCTGGAAAGCCGGGTAATTAATTCCGTTAAATTGAATGGTTTTAATCATTTTTCAATCTCTCTTTTATGCGCGATGCTATTTCTAAAAGTTCTTTGCTATATTTTAATAAAAAATCTGCCGATTCTTTAACAGTTTTTTCTCGCGCCGATAAATTAAGGCGTTCGAAAATTCTGCCGAAATAAGAACCGACATATAATAGGAAAAATGTTTTCATCCAAAGAATGAATATCGTGTTCGAGTCCATGATTGTTTTATAAATATTTCTTTTTAAGTCCTTCCACAAAGGCTGTGATTTCGACTTCCCCTTTTGAAATAAGGCTAAGTATATGCTTGTATGCTTTCCTTTTCCCGAGCAAGGATCCGATAATCATTCCAGCCTCAAATATTCCGAAGTAAAGGAGGTAATTCCAAAGGTAACTCATGGCTTTTTTGTTGTTAATTTTTCAAACGAATCTAATTCATTTAATATTTTTCCTTCCAAATATTTCAGCACTTCCTTTAGTCGTTTCGCTTCCTTTATTTCATAAATAAGCCACTTAACAGGAATATACATAATTGCCGAATACACGACTATGAAAACTATAATAAGTAATATCATGGCATTGGGGTGTATTTGAATGAAGGATTAAGCTTTGAAATACCGCGCAAACCATCCTCGTTCGGGCGCGGGTATATAAAAACCTTGCCATTTAATTGGCCCAAAGCCTGAAGGATATAGAAAGTACAGGTACTTATATGGTGATTTTCTTCCGCAAACTTCATAAGTAGGCACCAATCAAGGACATTGTAATTTGGTTTTTGATGCATCTTAACCGTTTTGATTAAGGTCAATGGATTTATTTCAATTGATCCGGCCTGCGAATCCTCGTTAACGAGAATAAACCTTTCCTTTTCGCTTAACCCTAGTTCAACCATAAGGCAGACGGCTTTCTCTGGCAAAAATTGAAGTTGTATATCTTTCCACATTTCTGGATCTAATCCCGCAAGCCGGTATTTATCGCCCATCATGTTTTCATAGTCTGAATGGTCATTTCTATCCAGGCCGCGAACGATTTGATTTGCGAATCGTGTGGGAAGATATTCTGGATTATTCATGTCCATGGACTCGTAGTCGAGCGCAAACTTTGATTTAGGAACAAAACGCGCGTCCTCGATATAATGTTCGAGCCACATTAAATGATCCATAACCGGAACTATTGGGCGAATGCCGTCCCGCTCCCGGAAGTGCCTAAACATTGGCTGAAGAAAAAGTAGATCTCCGATTGAGTGGAGTTGGTTAATGACCATTATATCTGGTTCTTTTTAGCATTGTTTTCGGCTTTTTTAAAGTTAGCCTCACGCATGAAAGGAATGCATTCTTTATATATGCAGGAAGCATCGGGAGTAAATATCCAGGTGTCGGTATTTATTAACCCCTTAAATTTAGTAGGAACCCACTCTCTGGTGGTTTCATCCCTTACTAACCCCATTACTTCAGTTGCTTTTACCATAACGCGCGCTTTGATCTCATTTTTAAATCCCATTCAACTTGTTTTGTATGTCTTTCCTGAAGATAATGGTGGCCCATATTGTGTTGTAAATTGAAAGGGCTCATTCTCTTTTGGTACATTAAATGCCGTTCAAACAGGCGATCAAAGCCTCCTATACAACGGAAATGCAATAACCGGCATGTGCCATCCTGGGTAATATGCCCGGTGCGCCAGTTCTTATGGCAGCCGTGTACAAAGTTTATCTCGTCGATAAAATTTGGATTAAAGATTGCCTGCTTAGAATAGTTATCGGAAAACTCCCCGGTCTTAATTTCGGTTATATCTTCTTTTGGAAGTTCATCGGAAATCATATCGTACCCGGTAACTCTTGGGAGGGTCCCGCGAAGATCGTCTGGCATAACAAACTCATCGGCATCGACCACAATAACATAATCGCATTTACCCCTTTGTTCTTTCCAGCAATGGTTTTTAACGTCCAGGTAATGCTGATCGTTTAATTGGCCTTGCATCCCGAAATTACGCACCTCAATACCAAGGTTAATGGCAAGCGCAACACTTCCATCCGTAGAATGATTATCATACATAACAATCTTCTGGCAGAATTTTGAGTAATGCTTGTGCAGGAATGGTATGTAAAAAGAATCGTTATAATTAATGAAATAGCATACTATCTTCATGCTGTCATTTTTATACCCATTCGCCGGGCGATTTCAGAAGTAATTTCCTTTTTTATTTCGGATGATTTTTTTACAAGACTCGAATCTACACTGTAGATTTGTCCTTCAAAAATATCAAGCAGAGTAAATCTGTCGATTAATTCCCGGTCGGTTAATTCTGTTAGGGGTTTCATATAATAGTTTTAGAAATTAAATGTCCATTCCCATGTTTTGTTTTCTTCATTCCAATATAAGCGAGCAAACCCAAGCTCCTTACATATCCGGCAAACCCTTATAAATTTATTCATGCGTCGATCTCCCTTCCCCTATATGTAGGCAAACCCCCGGATCGAGCATGGCAACTTTATATCCGGCATCGTAAACCTGTTTAGCGATATCTTGTTCCCATTGCGCGAAAGGAATAAATTGTTTAAGAATATCGATCCGGGTAACGCCAGGGTTCCAGGAGAACCCATGCCAAAGAATACCGTCTGTTGATTCCCAAGGTTTGAGTAAGCCCCAATTAATCGTCTGCACTGGGTCTGCTCCTTCCGGCCTTCCTTTCTTATATCCGATAGTAATTGTTTTATCGAACTCGCAAGGGTGTACGGCATCGGCGCGGCAGAGAACCTTTATAATTGAGGGGTCGGATTGCATTATTAAAAGGCTGGCCCGGATCCAATCGTATGAATTAGTAAAGCCCCAATCTTCCTCCAGGTGGATGTAATATTTGTTATCCCGATTATCGAGAAAGGTTTCAATTGAATTATGCTGGCCCATTCGGGATAAACCATCCTCGTGAACGGTTATAAAGACTTTCCTTTTAAGGTCGCGCTGGAAGCTTTCAATCGTTTGGCAAAGAAGGTCGGGCCTGCCGCAGGCTGTGATAAGTGCTTCCATTATTATTCGGGCAATGGTTTCATTATTATTGCTTGAAGATTACGAATATGTGAAATTGGTATATCTGTTTGTCCTGGATGGGCTTTTATATACCCCACAGCTTCTTTTAATGCATGTTTTGCAGCATCGCGTTCCATTTCTGCTCGCCATCTGGCTTTGGTTGTTTTCATTAATAGTGAATGCAATTAAGTTTATGAATATGGGCGAAGTAACTGAACATCCGCTCGCAAAGGAAGGCGTGGTAAGTATAATGGGTAACGCCGAACTGTTTCTGAAGGTTTTCTGGGAGTGGGCCATAGCCGCTGTTTTCCATTAACTCCGGCATTTCCTTCATAATATCCATGGCCGGGGCGAGCATTTCAGTAACATAACGCTCATAAATGGGCGATTTTGCCACAAAGGAATTGCAATAAAACACATTTTCAAGCCTTCCAAGATGCCCCGGATACCCTATTTTACTCATTATCTCATTGAAGAAATGCGAGAATTTAGAATGAAATTGATTAGCGAACATAACCGGATCGTGGGGTACGTGCCTTTGAAAGCTCATAACGTCTGGGGCATGCCGTTTTAATTCAATCGCAAATGATTCTGGGGTAAACTCATTAGTGGAATGATTGGCAATATTTGGCATTGACCGCCATTGCTGTTTCATTTGATATCCGAGTTTGTGTTTCAGCTTCCAGGATACCACCCCAAAGTACTCGGCCCCGATATGCGCTTGATTTTCGACCATCATCCGGATGGGGGAATTTTCAAAGAACACGGTACACTCCTTATTAAGGTGAGGTATATAGATAAGATTGGGTAATTGTTCGGCTTGGTAGTAAATCTGGTAAACCCTTAGAAACATTGTATGGAATATTTAGACAACACGGCAAATATAATTTATATTCCATTTGAAATGGAAAACATTGTCTAATTTATTTAGACAAGGTGTATTTTTATCCCAAATATATACACCGTACCCCATGGGAAACAATGCCGTTGCACAGAACCGAGTATCCGCAGTCGTTGGCTATTTACTTTCAACCGGCAATTTTGCAACAGCATCCCCGTTTCTTCCACAGAGGATAGCGATGTTTGGTGAGGCTAACCACGCAAACCAAGGATTATCAACGCTTACAACGCCCACACAAATTACATCGGCAAAGCAGGCCGGTGATTTATACGGTTACGGATCCCCGCTTCATATAATGTCCCGCATTCTTTTCCCTGTTACGGGAAATGGCGGGATCGGCAGCGTTCCGCTTTGGGCTTACCCACAGGCTGAAGCTGGAAGCGCAACGTCTAAAAAAATTGAGATTACCCCCTCCGGTGTTGCAACCGCAAACGGAACCCATTATTTAGCAATCGCAGGCCGGGAAGGCTTGGATGGCCAATTTTACGCACTGAACATTGTTGTTGGGGATAACGCGGCAACGATTTCTCAAAAAATTGCCAACGCGGTAAACGCGATCCTGGGCTGCCCCATGACCGCTGTTGCCACGCCTTACGTTTGCGACCTTGAAAGCAAATGGAAAGGTCTTACAGCGGATGCCCTTTCGATCACGGTTGATACCGGAACTCCTGCAAACAGCCTGGGTATTACTTACGGCATAGCCTCTATTCAGAGCGGCTCGGCCACGCCTGATGTTACTGCTTCGCTTAATCTTTTCCAAGATATCTGGAACACCCTTGTAATAAACTCTTACGGAACAAATACAACCGTTATGGCTTCCCTGGAAGCGTTTAACGGCGTTCCTGACCCCGTTAACCCGACAGGCCGTTTCGTTGGAATTGTTATGAAACCATTTACGGCTGTTACCGGCTCAACTGACGACGATCCTTCTGCAATTACGGATGCGCGTTTGAATCAGTTGACGATTGCCATTGCCCCGGCCCCACGTTCGGCTGGCCTTTCAATGGAAGCGGCAGCAAATATGATCGTTCTGGCCATGTATTTGGTAAACGACCCCGAGTTGGATGTTCAGGGAATGAAATACCCCGATATGCCCACCCCACTTGTTATTGGTTCAATGGCCGATTACAACAACCGGGATATCATGGTTCAGAAAGGTTGCTCCACGGTCGTTCTTAGCGCGGGCCAATACAAGATAAAGGATTTTGTTACCACCTGGCACCCGGTTGGGGAGATACCCCCACAGTTCCGTTATGTACGGAATTTCATGATTGACCTCAATATCCGGTTTATGTACCATATCCTAGAAATGGAGAATGTGGAAAACAAGGTTATTGCAGCGGATGCGGATCAGGTTGCGGGGCCGAACATTGTTAAACCAAAACAATGGAAGCAGATCATCGATTCTTTCGCTAAAGAATTGGTGGCCCAGGCTTTGGTAACTGATGCAAACTTTATGCAGGCTTCAGTAACCGTTGCGCTGAACCCAAGAAACCCCGACAGGTTTGATACTTTCTTCAAATACAAGCGGACAGGCTTCGCCCGTATTTTGAGTACCCAGGCGCAGGCCGGGTTTAATTTCGGAACTACAAATTAAAAAATAAATCAAAATGGCAGTAGGCGGCGACATCACCGAAATCACTTATAACCACCCCACAATCGGGAGTGGTGTATTTTACCCCAAGGCCGGGACAGCCAGCACTTTCAACCTGGGAGGATTTCGCGTTGCGGATGAATCAAACGGCATTGATGGTTCCGGAACGATGATCGCAAAAATGAACCGGGAGCGTTGGTCTTTCGAAGGCGTTATCGCCAACGATATGAACAATGCCAAAGACCTGGAAAATGCCGTTGCGCTTGCTTCAAACCCGGTTCCTGCGGATTGGACATTTACTCATATCAATGGAGCCATTTATGGCGGCAAAGGAATGCCCGTAGGCGATATCAAGGCCGATGGAAACGAGGCTACATTTTCACTAAAAGTTGCCGGAGGCGGCATTTTAAAACAATAAAAGATGGCTGAAGAAAAAGAAAAAACCTCAATTGTTATTTCAAATGAAATAGCATTAGAAGAGGTAAACAAGTGGCTTGATTTCCGGGAAGTAGATGAAGAGGATCGCGCCGACGACCAAAAAACCATCAAATTTTTGGCAAAGCAAGTATCACGCGGAAGGCTTGTGATTAATCCAGATTTTTCACTTGTTCAAAAACTACGTTTCCCGTTAGCAATTGAAGGGGCATCTCCTGTTGATGAGCTTAAATATGCCACCAGAATTAATATGGATAAGGTTCATAATCGTTTGCAGGGGATAAAAGCAAATGATAGTGCCGCGCGCGTTGCCGCGCATATTGCTGCATTAACCTCGAAACCTCTTTTAATCATTCAAAAAATGGATTCGGAGGATTATAAATTGGCGGCAACAATATACCTGATTTTTTTTTCCTAGATGAATTGAGCCTAAATAATATGGTGCGCTCCGTGGCACGAGAATACAACTGGCCGCCAAAAGTAATTGGCGGCCTTTTTCTTGACCGGAGGGATTATAAGGGTCTTTATTACTGGTATGATGCGATTTGCGATAATATAAAAAGAATAAAAGACAACAATAAAAGAAAATAATGGGCTTTACAATTCCTACATATTTTACTGCGGAAGATAGATTTAGTGGTGTCGTCAGGGGAATGGGCCAGGCGACCGAATCATTCTCTCTCAAAGCTGAAGCGGCATTAGCAAAAAGTGAACGGGCATTTAGAAAACTTACTCCTGTTCTTGGACATGCAGCAAAAGAATTTCTGGAAATGGCCAGTACAGCAGCAATAGCTGCCGGTATTGTAAAAGGCGTCGAGTTTTCTTTCGAATCGGTTGAAAAATATGAAGAGAAAATGGCTAATCTGAAGGCGACAACTGGATTGTCAGGGAAAGCCTTTGAAGAGTATAATGATAAAATTTTAGAAGTAGCAAAATCAAGCAAAAAAAGCGCGATTGATGTCGCGGATGTATTTACCATCATTGAAAAGGCGAATCCTGAATTAAAGGATAATGCAGAAAAGATGGGGGAAATTGCCGATGCCTCTATTCTTATGGCAAAAGCAGCGGGAATACAATTAGCTCCAGCAGCAGAAAGCCTTACAGTAGTAATGAATAAAATGGGATTGGAGGCCGAAGAGACGGCATCGATGGTCGATATCTTCGCGGCAGCTTCCCTGGCTGGTAAATATAAGATTACGGAATTAGCTGATGGACTTACTCAATTCGGAGCAACAGCCAAATCTATGGGAATGTCGGTAATTGAAGATACAGCTCTACTTCAGTTGAGTTCAACTTTCCGGGCAGCCGGGGAGGGCGCATCGGAATCGGGCGCGCACATTAGAAAGTTTTTAATTGCCCTTGAGAACATGAAAACGGTTACTCCCCAAACAAGAGCCTCGCTCGAACACATGGGGGTACATACAAAAGCACTTGCAAGCTCGACGGTATCATTAGCCGATAAACTGGAGATGCTTCAGAAGATCCAAAGTAAAGGGGCATTGATCGATAAACTTTTTGGGCCACGAAATGCGGAATATGTAAAAGGATTATTATCCCATGCCGGGGCATTAGATGGCATTATGGAAAAAACCAATGAACACGGAAAGGCAGAAGAGTTGGCGGCGGTTCGGGAAGATACATTATCGGAATCATTAAATCGTTTGAAAAGTGCTTGGATAAATATGTTAATAGGAAATGGGAAAGCGGGAGAAGGGCTTACAATATTTCAAAGAGCGATTGAGTTTGTTACAGAACATCTGGATGGTTTAGTAACTATTGGGGAGATGGTTGTAGGATTTTTTATAGTATGGAAAGGGTTATTAGTGGCTGGAAAGATTGCAATGGCAGCATATAATATCGGGTTGGGTATCTATAATGCATTAACAGCAACGGCGACTGTTTATACGGAAGCGCAATCATTGGCGATGGCATCGCAAGCAGCCACAACAGAACTGGCTACAATTGCCACGGAGGGATTAAACATGGCAATGTTAGCGTCTCCGTTTGGTATTGCAATCGGAGTTATTGGATTGCTCGGACTTTCATATCTGGGTCTTTCTAAAGATATTCATAAAGCCGCAAAAGAGCAGGCCGATCTAAATGAACAAATTGAAAGATCTTTTCATTTAAAGGACGATTATTATGCAGAGAAAGATCGGAAAGAAAAGGAGAAAAACGAAAAAATTGAATCCGATAGACTCAAGGCGATGGGAGGCGATTTGCCATTTGGAAATACTTCGGTTGGAACAAAGGAATATAAAATGAACGACGATGGGACATCAGACAATATCCCGGAGGTAAATAGTAAAGACGTTCATCATAAGGCAGTGATGAGTAAAATGGAACAAACCAATCACGCAAAGGCTACAATTACAATAAAAGATCCAAATGGTAGGACAGAAACAACCGGCGGCGGCCCCGGGATAGAGATTAAAACGGTTTCAACACACCCTGCACACTAATGGGCTTCGATATAGCACTTGTGGAAACTTTAAATGGAGGGGACATTGTTTTCAATGGCACTGATCTGGTAGTGGTTAATAACGGAGAAAATCAACCATATCTGGCAATGTTTGGGGGTAATAAGGAATCGACCCCAAGCAATAAGGCGGACGTGCCACAGAACGCGCAATCGTTTGATTTTTGGGGAAATAATTTATTCTGGGCTTCGGATCAAATTTCACAATTCAATTCCAAAACCGAAAGAATGCTCAATGATACAGAGCTTTCGAGTGCTGGAAGGATGGAAATTCAAAAAGCAATGGCCGACGACCTTCAATTTCTTTCCCCAGGAGGAAAGGTAAAGGTAACGGTTGCAATTACCGGCCCCGAAAGAATCGATGCCTCTATATTGATTACACTTCCTTCCGGAGGGCAGCAGGTGAAGATTATTAGCTTCAAAAAGGCTTTAACCGGCGACTGGGTTATAACTGATTTTAATAATGATTTCTTGCTATGATAAACATACCCACACTCGTACAGCTTTACAACGGGGTAAAGGCAGATTTGCAAACGCAATATAATGCCACTATCACTGCTGGAAAAAGTTTTTTGAATGCTTTATCTTCCACTCAAGCGGCTAAATTAAAGTCGTTTTATTTGGCGATAGCGAATCTTCAAAAGAACATTTTTGTGGATACTGCGGATCCTGCTTCTATTGGGGGAACCTTAGAGCGTTTTGGATTGGTTAAGCTTGGCAGAAATCCATATCCCGCAGTCGCCGCACAATATACCGTCCAATTAAACGGGGTGGCTGGGGCTTTTATTCCAGCATCAACAACCTTTAGAAGTGATGATAATTCTGAAAGCCCAGGCATATTATTTATCCTTGATAACGCTTATACAATGCTTTCAACGAACGATATAATCGTGGTAAGGGCATTAACTTCAGGAACGGCTGGCCTGCTTAATATTTACGATACGCTCACTGCAACCGGGCCAATAGGACTTATAAATTCAAGCGTAATGGTGACCACCCAAGTCGTTCAGCCTTTAGATGCTGAAACGATTGAGGCTTACCGGCAGGCGATTATTAATTCATATCAGCTTTCCCCCCAAGGAGGATCTGCTGTCGATTACCGTTTATGGTCACAGGATGCCCAGGGAGTTGCTTTAGTTTATCCTTACGCATCTTCCGGAAACATTAATGAAATTGATCTATATGTTGAGTCTATTGTTGCGGATTCAACAGATGGCAAAGGTACTCCATCGGCCTCTATGCTTTTGGCAGTTCAAAGCGTTGTGGAATTTAATCCTAATACAGCATTACCAATCCTGGAAAGGGGGAGGCGACCGCTTGGGGTTTGGCAGGTCAATTATTTGCCTGTAACTATTATTACTGTTGATATTATTGTGACTGGATTTTCGGGAATTACTCCTGCCCAGAAAACACAATTATTGGCGGCATTTACAGCTGCAATAAATGCCATGCGCCCATTCGTTTCTGCTGCGGATATTTTAGTTAATAAAAACGACACCATTAACGGGAATATTTTAGTTGGGGTTATTATTACTTCAATTCCAGGGGCATTATTTACCAGCGCAACGTTTAAGATAAATGGAAGTTTACAAACTTCATATCAATTCTTATTAGGAAATATTCCGTATTTAAACACTGTAACATATGTCTAAGATTGGGGATCAGCTTTTATCTCTTTCAAAACAGCTTTACCCCCGTGGCCGCGCATTTTCAATGTATGAAGGAAGCGAGCTGGAGTCGTTGCACATTGCGCTTGGTAAAAGCGAGGAGCGCGCTTATAATGACGCTACGAGCATTCTAAATGATATACTCCCGGATAACGCTGGATTTACATTAGACGATGCTGCGGATTGGGAGCGGAGGTTGGGACTTATTACAAATCTTGCCGTTCCTCTCGCGGCTCGGATGGCACTCATTAAACAAAAGATGAATCAGCCCGGGCCGAATCCAGCAAAAGGATCTTATTTGTATTTGCAAGAACAATTGAATATCGCCGGATTTAATGTAACTGTTTATGAGAATCGTTTTCCTAATTATCCGAGTGGATATACAACGCTTACCCCGGAACAGTTAACCGGATTAAATATTTTTCAAACGCTCAATCGCCACGGTCAATTTCGGCATGGAGAAAGGAGGCATGGTGGACATTATAATAATATGGTGGTTAATCATATCGATGAATCATTAGATGAACTATTTGGATTCGCCGGGGATTGGAAAAATACTTTTTATGTCTGCGGTTCTCCTGCGGGAACATTTGCAAATGTTCCCGCAGTTCAGAAAGATCAATTTAGGCAATTAATTTTAAAAACCAAGCAAGTACAAACCGTTGGTTTCTTGCTTATAAATTATATATAAAATGATCCCATTAAAAAACAAACCCAATGTCATCGCTCCTAATATAAATTTTTCTTATGGGAGCATTAAAGACGATACTGGCCCAGGAACAAACGATGGCACTCCGGTTAATACTGAAGTGTATTCGGACATGCACATGTTTTTCGAATCACTTATGGCGGCTGCTGGCATAACACCTAACAACACATCTGAAAATGATGTAAATGGATATCAATTAATCGACGCGTTAACCACTCTTATTGGTAGTTCGATAAATGCACCATGGAGGGCGATAGGATCGGCGGGGCAGCCTGCATTTACAAATTCCTGGGCAAATGTAAGTGGAGGTGTATATACACCTGCAAGAATAAGAAAGGAAAGCGGGGGAACCATTTTAAGGATAACCGGATCCATAACAGGTGGAAATAATACGGCGGCTTTTACACTAACTGGTTCTGACATCCCGGCTTATTCTTGTTATAGGCCAATAACACAAGGTGTGGTGGCCGTTGGGATTATGTATGTGCAGGGTGCTGGCGATTCAAATCCTGGGAGGGTGACAATTTATGCAAATGGAACATCTTCCGTTGCGGTTGATATTGACACTACAATCGTATTAGACTAATGAAAATTAAGAAATATAGATTCGTAAATATTACCGATTCTCAGGAAGGGGATATAATAGAGGATGTGGTTTATGTCGATAGGATAAATATGGTAGCCTTTCTTCATTGCCCATGTGGATGCGCCGAAGTAATAAAACTTAATCTTATACCTGGAACCCATCCTGGATGGTCTATTTCAGAAAACACTATTAAGCCTTCTATAAACAGAACTTTGGGATGTAAATCGCATTTCTCGATTATTAATGGAATAGTACAATGAATCTGAATATTAACACAGATGCCGTTGTCGGAATGACAAACAAATTAGAGGCGTTGCATAAATCTGCTCTCCCAAGCGCAGTGCGTGGCACACTCAATAAGGCGGCGTATGATTTAAAAACTGTTACTATGCCTGCCAAAGCCGATGCGGCCTTTGTGAAGCGTTCCGATAACTTCTTTCGGGCAAATAGTAAATATGAATATGCAACCGGTTTTAAGGTTGATTCAATGATTGCAAAGGTCGGTTTTGTTTCAGAAAAGCTTAAAGGGGGAGATAATTACGCAGTAAAGGATTTAGAGAAACAGGAGGACGGTGGATCTATTAATAAACGGGCTTTTGTTCCGTTAGAAGGGGCCAGGAAAGATAACACAATGGCGAGTCTTGTTAAGCCGAATGCTCGTCTGAAAAAGATAAGAACGATTATTAATCCTATAAACGCAAAGGCGAAAAACGCAAAAGAAGCGTTTGTGAAATCGGTAATGTTTGCAGGAAAAGGAGGGTTTGTTCTTGGAGAATTAGGAGGAAATCAGATTTTATGGAGGGTTAACTCCTTGAACAAAACCAAAGGCGGTAATTTTAAATTAACAGCTCTTTATTCTTTTAAAGCTGGCAGGCAAGCGAAGGTGCGCCCGACATTTTTTATGCGTTCTGCAAGCCTTGAATCCGCTAAGAAAATGGAAAAGTATTATATCGACGAGGCAAAGAGACAAATTCACAAATTAGAAGGAGGACATCATTAAATGAGTTGGCTCGATCTTATTCAAAATGATTTGGTAATTACCACCGGGGATGGGAAGCAATTCACTCCATCTTGGTTAAACGCAACTAAGGTTAAGGAGTTTAATATTGCCGAGTTCGAATTTCCTAATGTGGATGGTACGCTGGTAAAGCGTGGTCGCCCATTGGGTCGTAAATATAATCTGGAGCTTTACTTTCAAGGGGATGATCATTTAGACCAGGCCGACGACTTTGATTTTTCTTCCAATGATAATCGCCCATGGAAAATAAATCATCCCTTTTACGGTAATTTGATTGTGCAACCCATATCCCTATCTTTTGATAACACGGAGTTTAATGTTACGAAAATAACGGGGACGGTCATTGAAACGATTGATGATACAAATCCAATAACAACGATCAACCCGGTTGATGAAATTGCAACACTAAAGGTTTCGCTGGATACTGCTTTTTCTGATCAGCTTATTGCGCCAATGCCTGCGGATGTCGCAACCACCGTATATAACAACAAAAGGAATTTTAATTTAACGGTTCCAATCATTAAAATTCCTAAAGAGTTTGAGGAGTATAATCAACTTTTTAACCAGGCTAATGCTGCGGTAAATACCGCCCTTGTATATCCCAAAACAGCGGTCACCTTAATGCTTGCTTTTATTACTAAGCCGGCCACGTTTACCGTAAACCTTCAAACTAAAATAAACACACTTAATCAGCAGTTTCAAAATCTTGGGGCCAATATAGCTGGGTTGCAAACAAAATCGGCAAAGCAATTATACCAAACGTTTGCTGGTTCGGTTATTTCCGCGATTTTATATGGGTCTTCTTTGCCATTACAAGCCGGAGAGATTTTAACCGCTAATCAAGTCCTCGCAATAATTGATCAAGTCATTGCAACGTATAATCAATATATAACGAACCTGGATCTGCTTCAATCGCCGAACGGGGGAAGTCCTTTATATTTCATCCCCGATATGGGCAGTCAAATCGCGCTCAATTATTTGTTTAATACGGCGGTATCTAATTTGTTTAGGATAATGCTTGCATCAAAGCAGGAGCGTGTTTTAATTGTTGAATACGATACAAACATTATACTGCTTACCCATCGATTGTATGGGCTGGATCCTTTTGATAATAATATCGAAGAGCTTCTGTTGGAAAACGATCTCGGGTTAAACGGGATTTTACAAATCAAAAAGAATACTAAGATAAAGTATTATATATGAATCTAATTATAAACGATAGGATTCGGAAGCGTAATATTGAACTATTCAATGACTTTAGGGTTAATTTGAAATACGATAGTATTGCCAGTACTTTCTCTTTTAAATTCTATTTTGATCCAACAAACAAAGAACATGCGGAGTTGGCATGTGTAAGTCATTTCCATGAAGTAATTGTCGAACACAATGGGGAGAAGCTCATAACGGGATATGCGATTTCAAATGCTTTTAATGCGAGTTCGAAAAAGCACCTGGTGGAGATTGCCGGTTATTCTAAACCCGGAACCTTAGAAGATTGCGACATTCCCCCCACCTCTTTATATGAAGGGTGTTATCCTCTTGAAACCACCGGACTCTCATTGAAGCAAATAGCCGAGAAATTATTAAAGCCATTTAGTATTGGGCTTGTAATTGATGCCGTTGCGGGTGCAAATTCCCAGATTCAATTTGAAGAGGCGGGAGCTGTTACTCTGGTGGATGGAGAAATACAAAACGGCCCTGGAAATATTTTTGCTTCGGAATCATTGGGAGTTTCGGATGCTGCGGAAAAGAAAATAGATAAAGCGAATGCGCGGCAGGATCAAAATATCCGTTCTTATCTAATGGAGTTGGCGGTTCAAAGAAATATTATTTTAAGCCATGATGCGAATGGGAATCTGTTATTTACAGAAGCGAAAACGAATCAGAAACCTATAATCGATTTCGATCTTCCAAATGGAGACATCCCAGGAACGAGTATGAGTATGTCTTTTAATGGGCAGGGGATGCATTCCCATATCGTTGTTATGAGCCAGGCCGATGCGGCGGGGGACAATGCCGGGGAGGAAACGATTGTAAACCCATATTGTCCTATTTTGTTTCGCCCGGTCGTCCATATTCAAACCTCTGGCACAAACGTTTCATTAAAAGAGTTCGGAAGGCAAAAACTGGCTGCCGAATTAAAGAATGTTGTTTTAACGATTGCAACCGACAGGTGGGATATTAACGGGGCATTAATTAAGCCCAACAGCATAGTTACTGTTTATAACCCGGAATGCTACATTTATAATAAGGCCACGCCCTTCTTTGTTCAGGATGTTGAATATATAGGGGATGCAAAGAAAATGACAGCAAGGCTAACCTGTGTGCCTCCGGAGGCGTATAATAAGCAGAATGTAAAGAATCTTTTTGTCGACGCGCACCGTAATTTCCCGAGGATATGAACCTGGTAAAAGTCTATTCAACTTCGGTCGATAATCTTAAACGGACAATTGTTAAGTTTCTCCGTTATGGGAAGTCCGATGTCCAAACTTCAATGCAGGCGGCTCCTTATGGAATAGATCACAATCCAATAAAGGATATGATTGCTATTTATGGGGAGACGGCAAAGAATGGGGATACAGTAATTGTGGGTTATATCAATAAGAACGCGAAGGCCGGGGAGGGGGAATTGAGGTTATTTTCTACGGATGCCAATGGAACCGAGAAGATGTATCTCTGGCTCAAAGCCAATGGAACAATGGAACTCGGGGGAAGTGCGGATAATGTCGTGAAATATACCCCGCTTAATTCGGGCCTTGCAGCCTTCCAGGCTCAAATACAGGCCCAGCTTGTTTTGATTGCGGCGGGGATTGCATCCGCAGGAGGATCGTATTCTCCAGGAACTTTAAACATTAATATTTCGGCTTCAAAGGTCGCCCAACTCAAAACCCCATGAAAGAGTTAATCGTTGCGTTTTTTCGTGTTGTCTATTATTTCTGTACAGAAAAAGTGTTAAGAATCAAACCAAAAGGTTAAATTTGTAAACATGATACTCTATTTCTCATCGGCGGTTTATATTAATTCAGCAACGGATAATGTTGCGCGTCTGGCAAAAGTTAAGGCGATTATCGATGCTTTATACGCAGTTGCTTTAACGGCTGCTGCGGATGAAAATATAACGGAATACATTCTGGATGATGGGCAAACCAAGATCCAGTGCAATTACCGGGGCGTGGATGCCATTACGAAATCTATTCTTTCCTTCGAAAAGATTCAACAAATGCTCATGAACCAAATAAACGGGCGCATCTTCCGGGTTCAGGACACTAAATCATTCGGAAATAACAACTTTAATAATGGCCGATACTAAGAACATCTGGAATCAAATAAGCGTTTTCCTTAACCCGACTCCAAAAATGGAGTCTAAGAAGGTGGTGCAGGCCGATTATTCCGGTAGCGGAGGTGTTGGCTTTCGTTTCATGTTTGCCACAGGATTTACCGGGGAAAAGAACCTTGGGGAAATGGGGCCGCTGAAGGATTATAAACCGGATTACGCTATTTTAACTTTACGCTCCTGGCAGGCGTTTCTTGAAAGCGATGTGGCCCAGACAATCATTGGGAGGAAAGTAAAATGGGTTATAGGTAAGGGACTGAAGCTTCAGGCCGAACCAGCGACAGATATACTAAAAGAGGAGGGGTTTAATTTCGATAATCAGAAGTTTTGCAACTCTGTTGAGGCGCGCTTCAATCTCTTTAAAAAATCCCTTTCCTCGGATTATGCTGGTATGAATACTCTCGATGAGCTTGCCAGCGAAGCGTATAAAAACGCAATTGTCGGCGGGGATGTCTTGGTTGTATTACGACTCGTTGATGCGGTTCCCAAGGTTCAATTAATTGATGCCTGCCATATAATGTCTCCCCAATATGGAAATGAAATATTTCCTTTGGTATTACCTAATGGGAACGTGGTAAGGAATGGGGTGGAGTTGGATATGAAAAAGAGAATCGTGGCTTTTTATGTTCGGCTTTGGGAGAACCCGAATGATATTTTTAAGTTCGAACGGATCCCGGCCCGGATTGAGGGATTGGATATAGAATGCGCCTTTTTAATTTACGGATTGAAATTCCGCCTGGATAGCGTTCGCGGACTTCCCCTTCTTTCCGTTGTCCTTGAAACGCTTAAAAAACTTGATCGTTATAAAGAGGCAGCAGTTGGTGGTGCAGAAGAGCGTCAGAAAGTAGCATATACAATCGTTCACAATAAGCAATCAACGGGCGAGAATCCTTTCGGGAAACAACTTGTTAAAGCTTTCGATTCAAGCAATCCCCGGAATGAGGATATGGCAAAGGATACGGTGGGAAATAACCTTGCAAATACAATCGCGGCGACAACCCAGAAACAGGTCTTTAATCTCCCTATTGATTCTGAGATAAAAATACTTGCCAATGGGCAGGAGTTAACGTTTAAAGAATTTTTCAGCGTAAACTCGGATCACGCCTGCGCTGCGGTTCAGATACCACCAAACGTTGCATTTTCAAAATACGAGGATAGTTTCTCTGCTTCCAGGGCCGCGCTTATGGATTGGCAAAACACGCTCGATGTTGATAGGGATGGTTTTCAATTTTACAGAAAGATTTATGGTTTCTGGTTTACCATACAGGTTCTCCAGAACAAAATACAAGCACCTGGATATTTAGCAGCCTTGTATGCTGGGGATTCAATGGTTATTGATGCTTATCTAAAAGCCCGTTTCATCGGCGCGCCGGTTCCGCATATCGATCCGGTTAAGGAAGTAAAAGCCATAAGGGAGAAACTTGGATTAACCGGAGAGAGTTTGCCGCTTATGACCCTTGAGGCTGCAACCGAAGCACTGAGCGGAGGAGAGGCTAATCATAACATGGAGCAGTATGCAGAGGAGCTTCAGAAATCGAAGGATCTTAAAATATTCGAACAGCCTATGACCGTTCAACCTGATGGGGGAAATGTTGGTGGGAAGCCTTCCCCTATACCTGGGAAGAAAGGCAAAAAACCTGTAAAGAAAAATTAATCGTTTATTGGCGGTCGACGCATTCTATCCGAATAACTCTCCACAATCTTTCTTAAATGCGGCTTTAAAATAGCCGATAAGTTATTGCCTTCATTCTTTGCAATGTTGTGTAATTGTTCCAGAATTTCTTCGGGAACCCCCGTAATTCTTAATTCAGGAGTAAGTCCTTTCTCCTTAAAATCCTTTACCTGTCTTTTTTTCCGCATGATGCAAATATAAAATTTATTCCATTTGAAATGGAAAGCATTGTCTAAAATAAATAGACAACGTTTATTTTTACGAGCATAATGAAGAAAGAACTCTATCTCTATTCGGGTATTTACGATTTCACTATTCAGGATCTCCTGGAGAAGATGGAAGCCTGTGGGGAAGAGGATATGAATATTCGCATTTGCTGCGGAGGTGGTAACATCTTTGCGGCTTGGGGCTTTTACGCTAAAATGAAGGAAGTTCCTGGCGATGTTACCCTGAAGGTTGATGGAATGGCCGCGAGCGCAGCCGCATACGCCCTTCTGTTCTGCGATAAGAGCGAGGCTATTGAAACATCAACAATTATGCTTCACAGGGCTTCCGGGCCAGTAAGTAACCAAGCCGACCAAGATTTTCTCGATCAAAAAAATGCGGATCTCCGCAAAAGGCTCACCGCCAAAATAGATGGTAAGAAACTCAAAGAACTCAAGGGTGTAACCATTAAAGACCTTTTTGAAGCCACCGAACGCATAGACGTTTATTTGACGGCAAAAGAAGCCGAGCAAATTGGACTGATTGATAAAACAGTTCCGGTTAACGCCACTGAAATACGCGCAATCAACGAGCGGATGTACAATATTGCTGCGGAGCATACGCCCCCCACTCCTCCTATACAACAACCACCAAATTCTAAACCTATGGATCTGATCAAATTTAAAGCCGAACACCCTGCATTGTATAAAGAACTTTTTGCAAAAGGGGTTGAAAAAGGAACAGCCAAAGAACGCGACCGTGTTGGTTCTATTCTCGCTTTCCTGGATGCGGATCCAAAAGCTGTAAAGGCTTTGATTACCGAAGGTAAAGAATTGACGGCCACTCAGACTTCCGAGTTTGTTATCAAAATGAACAGCCCTGAAGTTCTGGCAAAAATTGCTGCGGTTGCAACGCCTCCTGTTAAAACCGGAGAACCGGATACCAAAGAAGTCTCTGCCGAAGAGAAACGCCTTGCAACCATTGAGGCTGCAACCAGGAAAGAACTCGGTCTGGACAAAGAAGTAAAAAAATAATCACTCGAAAAACAATTTTTTAAATAAGCAAACCCATGAGCAGCGCAAACCAGGTATTAAATAATGGCCAGCAGGCGATTACGAATTACAACACCGCGAAGATATTTATTTACAATAACCGTTTCCAGAATGAGACATACATCAACTCTGGATATGTTGCAGTAAGTATCCCCTCCGGAACAGTAATGGGCCGTATTGCTTCCACAGGAACTGTTGTCCCGATGACTTCCGGAGCCACGGACGGTTCACAGAAGCCGATGGGGGTTCTTGCTTGCGATTTGACAAACATTGCCGCGAGCGCATCTGTTGCTATTTCGGTTTGTATTGCCGGGGACGTTGCAAAGGAGCAACTCGTTCTTCAGGGAGCGGACACGCTGACCACTGTTGTTACGGGAGAAACCCAGACCATCGGCGACCTTCTTACCGGAAATTCAATGGGCATAAAGATCGTACCGGGCAGCGAACTTACCCAACTCGATAATCAGTAAACAAAAGAATTTTTAACCCCGTAAAAAAACCATATTATGGATATTTCAGTAGTTGATGCCAGGGCTCTCTTTACCAAAACACTCGCTGATGTTTATCAGCAGAGAAACAAGCCCACAAACTTCCTGCGTTCTTTCTTTAAGAACGTATTGACACCAACCAAACTCGTATCCATCGAGGTTGAAAGGATGGGGGAGCCTATTGCTGTTGACGTTTTCCGGGGAACCGAAGGAAACCGCAATACGTTTTCAAACAGTACTGAAAAGATTTTCGAACCACCGCTCTTGCGCGAGTTCACGGATATTACCCAACTCGATCTGTATGATCGCGTAATGGGATCGCAGAGCAACACAAACACCGCAATGTTTGGTGCGCTTATGAACAAGGTTGCGGATCGCCTTGGTATCCTTCAGGATAAAATGGATCGCACAAAAGAGTTGATGTGTTCCCAGGTTCTTACCACCGGAATCTTGACTCTTGCTTCCGGAACGAATATCAATTTCAAACGTAAAGCCGGGTCGTTGGTTGACCTTGGAGCGGGAAACTATTTTGCAAACAACGTTGATCCGTTTGCTGTTTTCGAAGCAGCCGGAGTATTCCTGCGTACCATAGGCCGCAGCCCGGATGGGGTGTTTACCGCCATCCTTGGCCACCAGGCGTTGACTGATTTGCTTGCAAACACAAAGTTTACCTCCCGCCAGAATCTTTTCAATATGGCACTTGACCAGGTTATCGGTCCGGTACGCGGAACAGAGGGGGCGACCTTCCACGGAATCATTACTGCCGGGTCTTATAAGTTCCAACTGTTCGCATACCCACAGGTGTATGATGCGCCTGTAACCAACACACCGACATATTACGTTGATCCTAAACAGGTCATTGTATTGCCTTCGGAGCCGCGCTTCATTATGGTTCACGCTGCCGTACCGCAGCTGATTGATGCGCCTGGAATGCAGCCGGTACAGGGAGAATATGTTATTAACGAGTTCAGGGATCCCCGTTTGGTAGCCCACATCGTTGATATCCAAACAGCAGCCATGCCGATTCCGGTTGCAATTGACCAACTGTACACCTTTAAAGCCTGCGCATAAATGAGGCACTTCAAAGTGATATCGCTTACTGTTGGCGGCCCCGGAAATCAGATTTTCCGTTCAGGGCAGGTCGTAACAGAGGAGCATTTCGAAAAAGGGCAAGCGGATAAACTCGTAAAGGAGAAATACCTTCAGGAGGTAAAGCTTGAGAAAACGATGGTGATTGCTCCGGCACCGCCTGCCTTTTTGAAGGAAGATTTAATGCCGGAAATTACCCAGGCCGATCCGAATGAAAAGAGCGAACAGGCCACGGTTGCGGAGATTGAAGATCCAAACGAAAGAGCTGCAAAGCTTTTAGCAGGAAAATAGAATCATTCACCTATAAAAATAAAAGGGCGGACGGCAAACGTCTGCCCTTTGTTGTTAAATGGGAATTATAGCCAGAGCCATAAGGGATATAAATAGAATAACCGGGAACCTGGACGGCTTTGGTGTTGCAATTACTTTAACAGCTCCCACGGGAGAAATAGCAAACATAACCGGCCTACATTCAAAGACCCATTTAGCCGTTGATACGGATGGGAATGCGATGAGTACAAAGCAGGCCCGGGTTTCTTTTTCGGAACAGAACCTGGTGACGGCAAATCCACTATACCCGTTCAGAAATGCGAATGGGGACGTGGATTTAGAAAAGCATTTAGTGGACGTTGCGGATAGCACTGGAGTAATAAAGCATTATATGGTTTCCAAGCGCATGCCGGACGAAACGGTTGGACTGATCCTAATTTATCTCGAAGAGTATGGGGAAGATTAATAAGGAAATAATGTCATGTGGCTTTGAGGTTGTAAGGGATCAGCTTGCAAACGTTATCGCCTATGAACTTTTCGGGCAATTTCAATTAAGCTATGATCCCCATATAAATGCGGAGGTATTGATTGAAGATATCGATCCGGTCGATCAGACCGGCTTACCAACGGTGAATGTTTCTTTTGCGGGAGGCCCATACGATAATAAAGATTTTGCCGGGAACTCCCGGGGGACATATACATACCAGGTTGATGTTTATACCCACGCCAAAACAAAGCAGAATATGGCCGGGGATTATTCAACATCGATGCGGCTTCAGAAGATCCTCCGAATTATACGGTATGTCGTTGATAACCCAATATACAAGACCCTGGGATTCTCGCCCCCGTTCATTGAGCGCGTTCGTGTTGCAAGGATCGATATAGGGAACGCCCCGGGGAACAATGATGCGGTAAATTCAATGATGGGCAGGTTAACGGTTGAGGTGGTATTACGGGAAAGTATTGATTTAATAATTCCTTCTTTGATTGCCGGGTTTGATACGGTGGCAATGATTGGAAATTCAAATAGGGGGTATTTCTATTCAAACGACAATTACCAATGATGACTAAGGCGCAACTCATAGTGGAAATTAACGCCAATATCATTACTGGCGGGAATAGAACATCGGCGGCAATGGTCAGGCAGCTTCTTACCGATATGGTGACCTGGCTCCAAGGCCAAACATCGGCAACGTTTGGAATAGTTGCCAATCCAATCGGCGGCCCAGGTTCCCCGGTTCAACTCCTAACCAAATATAACCGGATAGATACTTCCGTTGCGGATGGGGATAATGCTATTCTCCAGCCTTCGAATGTCGATGATGAGATTTTGATTCAGAATTATTCTGGCTTTGCGGTGGATATTTTGCCTTATGGCGCGGAAAAGTTTTATGGGCAATCGCCTGGATCGGCATTTCGCATTCAGGCAGGACAACAGTTACGGCTGTTTTGCTATGCCGGGGGGGAATGGTCACAGATTTAAAATGATTGAGATGAGAAAATTGTTTCTGTTTTTATTGCTTTTTGCTTCATGTTTCGGGTTTGGGCAAACTACGCGCTTAACCCTTCCGCAGATTTTTGCCGATTGGAATACAACAAGTGTCCCAAGGGGAGCGGCAATGCAAAACACATTCTATACTCTTTTTAATCCTCCAGGAGTATTGAGTGGGGGTTTAAATAATTATATCTCCCAATGGACTGGATCAACCACCCTTGGTAATTCCTGGCTTTATCTATCCCCTACTTATCTCGTAATCCCGCCATCAAAGGCTATAATCGCATCGGACTCTTTGGGAGAAGAGAAATTTTTGATTGGATCACATGGTGGCGTTTTTTTAGGATCAAATTTAGGAAGCATTTACAGTCCTTTCCTTTGGTTATCTAGAAATAGTTTTGCGAAATTTTCCTATAATCCATTCAATCAATTATTAATTACTTCCGGTGGTGTCCTTCAAACAACTGCTACAAATCAAAACAATGCTATTGCAACCGATTCAGCCGGAATAAGATCGGCGGGACTCTATTTAACCGACACCACTGGAACCATAAGGAGTAATGGGGCATACGCTTTTAGCGGACTTCAATATTATGCAGATTATTCTTCCCATTATGGAAATAGGTCTTTGATTGATAAAGGATATGCCAGTTCAACATTTCAGACACTTGGGAGTTATATAACATCCATAACTGGTGACGGTACAGCTTCCGGCCCAGGTTCGTCCGCTTTTACCCTTGCAACGGTAAACGGCAATGTGGGTACGTTCGGAGACTTAAACCACTCGCTTGTCGTAACCGAAAATGGGAAGGGGCTAACAACGGCAATTTCCAGCGTTCTATCGAATAGCTTTTATACAGCATCCCGGATAAACGATTCCATGATTGTGTTTAAAAACCATGTAGCTGCCAATAATGACACTCTTTTATTTTCTTCGGTATCTCCTCCCCCTGATACAATTATTTTAGCTGGGTATGGGTTTAAACTGCTTTTGTCGGGGTTAAAGAAAACGGGTATGATAGATACCTTATCCGGAACTGTATCTGGATCTAGACCAGCGACTCAGTTCTATGTTAATAGTCGCGGATTCCTTACAACGATTTCAGGTATAACGGCTGGTGGTGATCTTTCAGGAACGTACCCCAATCCAACGGTTTCAAAAATTAACGGCAATACAGTTCCTTCCGGGGCTGTGACCGGGGACATTCTTTACGCCTCTGCTTCAAATGCTTTTTCACGGCTGGCAATAGGGTCAGGAACACAAATACTCGGCATATCCGGTGGCATTCCGGCTTGGATTGCAGCCCCGGCAACTTCCCCGCTTACAACGAAAGGAGATTTATATACCTATTCAACGACAAATGCAAGGTTAGGTATAGGGGCTGACGCAACTATTTTAATGGCAGATGCCGCCCAAACAACCGGTAACAAATGGATTGCTCCTTCCGGGGACTTTACTATTGCTACGAATGGAGTTACAACAGCCTCCAGTTCAATCGTTAAATCGGTCGTTTTAAACACAACGGGGGTGCTTTATACAAGCCCTGTTACTTTTACAACCTCTGGTGGAGCTGCAACAGGATCGCTCGTATTGGTGAATCAGTCAGCGCATAAAGCCCTATTAGGCCCATCCGGAGGAAGCGCAACCACTCCCACATTCAGGTCTATTTATGGAAATGATTTAAACCCAATCATTGATACAACCATTTCCCATTCAGGAGGAGGAGCAAACAAACTGACATATTTCACCAGTGCGAATGCTTTGGCCGGACTCTCAACGGCAAATAACGGGGTATTAGTTACGGATGGTTCGGGAGTTCCTTCAATCGGGTCAACGATTGGGAATAGCATTTCTATCACCCCCCCTGCTCAGGTTACTAATTCAGTTTCAGGAGCAGCAATGACTGTAAATGGTCATTCAACTTGGATGGAAACAGATTCAGTTTCCAGTAATTCAACAGCATGGACAGCCTCTTATTCTAATATCCTCGTTGGCGAAATAGTTACTCTTGATTATTTTAAAACAACTGCGTCTGATCTTGTTGTGACATTTCCGGCAGGTACAATTGTTGGCGTTCTTTCTGTTGGAAAACAAACAGCAACAACAATGACAATCCAGGGGAGTGCTACATCAGAATGGGCAATAATAATACAGCGCATGTCGCCTACTAGATATTGGGCATATTACTCAAACATACAACAATGAAAAACATTCTTATTTTAATTGTTATTATAAAATACTCTTTTGCCTTTGGACAAAGAGGGTTTTATACAGCTAGGTGTCCCGCAATTAAATCGTACGACAGTGCATGTGCTACCATTCCAATCGGGAAAGTAAACTATGCTTTAAACAGATTTGTAATTCGAGAAATACAGCGCGGAAATTTCCAATTGTATGATAAATTTTGGGTTTATGCTCAAGATCAAAGCGCAAACGCAGTTCTATCTATTGTAAAAACATCCACGGGGGGGGGGGCAACATCCCTTGTGAATAGCCCAACTTTTACGGCATATCAAGGATATACAGGAAATGGAACAAGCAGTTATTTGAATACTAATTTCAACGCTGCCGCAAATGGCATTCAATATACTCAGAACTCGGCGTGTTATGGTGCTTACTTTCGAACTCAAGAAGGATCATCAAATAAAGTTCAAATAGGTTCATATACCAATCCATCGAACATTTCAATCGGATTGCATTTTACAACCACAGGTAAAATATATGACTGCAATACCTTTGCATCTAATGTAAATGTGTCTGATACAGTAACGATTGGACGTTTTGTTAATGCACGAACATCATCAACTGTTGAATCTCTTTGGAAAAATGGCGTTTCGTATGGCAATGTTTCCACAAACTCCGTGGCTCCCCCAAATCTTGTTAACACTGTTCTTGCTTGGAATATTCTAGGCGTACCGGCTCGATTCTCAACAAATACTGTGTCGGAAACATTCTTTGGTAACGGGGCTATTGATATAAATGGGCTTAATATCGATGCGGAAGAAATGCGAAGTAAAATAGGTTACTAAAAACAAACACATGAAAAGAATAAAATTATTATCGGTTGCGTTCCTTATTTCTTCCTTTTCCATATTCGGGCAAGGAACAATAACGGTTAAAGTACATGCGGGGTCAGGAACAGGAACGAGCCTTGTTTCTGGCAAAAACTTAATTCCTGAATTACAGGCCTGGAATTTACAGCTTAATTGCGGAACTCAAAAGCCGTCTGCAACGGCACTCCTGAATTTCACAAACCTTATTGATTCATTGGTAGCATCTGGCGATTGGGCGCACCTTGTTAGATTTTATGTTGTCACCCAGGAAAACAGGTTATGGTGGAGGGTATCGTTAAAATATGCCGGAAGCCCCATGAATTACCGAGCTACGGAACACGGTACAAATACATGGGATGGTAAGGGAATTACGAGTGACGGATCAACTGGCTATACCGATTTGAACTTTTATCCCGCATCTACTTATCAGGGAGGAAACATAAATATTAATGCTTTTGATTTCGGATGTTGGGTAATTACATACGGGGCTGTTACGCATAATGACATGGGTTGTATTGATAACACCTATTCCCCGTCAACAGGCACGTTCCTTTCTTCCAGACAGCTAGATAATAATGCCTATTGCTCTGTTAATGGAAATCAATCTGGAACCACATTGATTGGAACTAATAATCCGGCAGTTGAATTACAAAGCGTTAAGGTTTCAGGAAGTACGGTTACAATGTATAATAAAGGAGTGATTGTAGGGACGAATACTTGTTCTAATTACCATATCCCTACAAATTCAATGTTTGCTCAATGTGGAGATGTAAACGGAAGTCCTGCCAATTTCAGTACTAGCAAATATGCCATGTTCTTTATCGGGGACGGCTCGGTAAATCACGCAAACGTGGAAAGAATTTTCAAATATTTCGCAACCGCTAACGGATATTAAAATGAGAAAACACATCATAATACTTTTGCTTACTATTTCTTCCATCGTTTCGGCTCAAACCACCATTGTTCGTATTGTTCCTTTATGGGATCCGAATGAAGAGGTGGCGAATTTAACAATGACAGTACCCTACACTTATTTCGTCGCCTATCATGTAAAGGTAGATACCATTTGGAAAGGCTCAATCGTTGAAATTAACTCACATGGAGAGGCGACAAACAATTATTCCTACAATATAGGAGTCGGTGGCTATTTGTGTTATGGCAAGGATTCAGCAGATTATGGAGGCACGACCGGTATCTATTTGCTTGACCATGCAACGGGAGAGGATGTTATTGATTATGGAACCCAGGGACACAATCACATAAAGATTGACAGGGCGGTTACTTATTATTCCGGAGAGACGATAATAGGAAAATGGATAAACCTTGTATTGTATGCCTACTCATCAAGCGCAAGCCCTGGCGATTACGCTAGTTTAATGACAGGGTACGGGGGAATGAGGGTAACTATATATTCACCGAAGTAAAATCAAATCATTCCTTATAACAATGGACGGATACACACTATTAGGAGCCTTAATATCGGGAGTTTGTCTCGCGATTGCTGAAAAAACGGAACTTATTTTACATGGATTTCTTCATATTGTTATGCCGCCAATCGTAATGCAATCATGTCAGGCATTCGCTTGGATTATGACTGGTGTTGCGGCATCGGTAACCGTTTTCAGTTGGTGGGAAAAACGTAAACATAAAAAGCAAAAGGAGGACAAATGATTGCTTTCAAAACTCAAAGATACCAGTTGGGACATCCGCTTTATTCGGAAGCGTCACAAAGCCACCCGGATCCTAAAACCGGGATCATTCATCCGTTTCAAGCTTGTTTCGGGCAAATGATTGATGCGGATGGTAATTACCTCTGGTACACAATGGAACGCCTCGATACCTTAATCGAAGAAGGTATTTATGAGTTTATGTTAATGTGGAGCGATGCGAACCAATGCATCGTGCCGGTATTGATTGGAGTTCCCCACATGACCAAAATCGAGGTGCATCCGGTTAATTGGACATGGCAACTCGAGGGATGCACTGGGGTCGGGGAAGCGATCAATATAAATGTTCCCCAAATAAACCCAGGAACATCTCGGGCCGCATTCGACAAAATGATGAAAATGATCTGTGGGGACACTCCTCCAGCACAAATGGTCGGAAAGGTACTCGGCACTTTTGCGTATGAAAAATATGTACCTCAAGCGGCTTAAAAAAAATAACATGAAAAACTGGAAAACTACATTGTTCGGCCTTTTGGCTGCTGGTTGCGGACTTATGTCCCAGGTTACACCTCAATATTCCGGGATATTGGTTCCGGCGGCGGCGGCATTTACCGGGATATTGGGAATTGTTGCGAAGGATGGCAATGTAACCGGCGGCACAATTGCGGCAACTCCTGAAGCTTTATATCGCATTCATGATATAGAGCCGAAACAACCAAGTAAATTATCACAAATCGTTGCTATTCTTTTAAACAAATGATAAAGAATCTTGTTTTTAAGGGGGGGGGGGTTCTAGGTATAGCTTATGCCGGGGCTTTGCATGAATTAGAAGCCAACGGAACCATGGCATCGGTTGAAAGGGTTGCGGGAACGTCAGCGGGGGCGATTGCGGCCTGTTTGATTGCTCTCCGGTATAATGCTGCGGATGTGGCTGATATCGTTGGGAAAACCGATTTTAAGGCTTTTGAAGACGGGGAGAATCCCTTCCGGCTTCTAACCAAATACGGGCTATATGATGGCCAGGTGTTTTTGGATTGGATCCGGGAAAAGATCACGGCAAAGGTTTCGAAGCAAGATGCTACATTTTCCGATTTAAACCGGGCTGGATGTTTGGATTTGCACGTCTTTGCCACCGATCTGAACACCCAATCCCTAAAACGGTTTTCCTTCGCAGAAACTCCCGATACAATCGTTGCGGAGGCCATCCGGGCTTCCATGTCTATTCCCCTTTTCTTTCATGCGTGGCAATTCTCGAACTCGATCCCAGATAATCATATTTACATCGATGGGGGAGCGGTATATAATTATCCCCTTACAGCCTTCGATGCGGATGGGGATAATCTAGAAACCATTGGTTTCTTTCTGAATAGCAAATCCTCGTTTTGTGATTTCGGGTTCGATAGCCCGATTAAATATATCGTTCAGCTTGCCGAAACCGCCCTAAATAGCCAGAACATAAACCTGGAAGAGGATAAGGAAGAGCAAAGCCGGACGGTCATGATTGACTCCATGGGAATTTCTTCCACGGATTTCGGACTGGATGTCCTTCAGAAAACGGCCCTTTTCGAATCGGGCCGGGAAGCAATTATCAATCATTTTAAGAATGTCTCCGAACCGCCACCCCAATAATTATCCTACCCTTTTAATGCAGTCTGGATCTACTACCGCCTGGAATTGGTTCCCAGGCGGTTTTTTTAATGCAACCACCAAAAAACTATGGTAACTATATACGACTTAATACCATAAACGCAAATAAATATATTTGATTATCAACAAGTTGCGCATTTTAACTAAAAAAAGTGTAACCAAAGTGCTTTAGTTCAAGTATAAGTAGTATATTTGAAGGTAATTTAAACCAAAAAAACCTCGCAAAATGAAGACCTACAACGTAACAACGATTCTCAACTACAACAGCAACAACGGTGATGTAACTTGCAACACCGACTCTTTCGGAGGCCGGGATGTGGCCGAGTACACTTATGACTTGCTTCTTTCTCAGGAATGTAGCGAACACGGAATGGCTTGTGAAATTGGCCTATGGGAAGTTGAAGAAGGACAAGAGCCTGAATTGCTTAAATCGGATTATCAGAAATCGGCTTTGCTTCCCAAAGATGGCGTGGTTGTTACATTCGCTCACACAACTTATATGAACTACTGCTACACTATTCTCGATGTACAGAAAGTAGAAGTTGGACAGCGTTATGAATCATTGGCTGTAAGCGAAGATCACACTAACCGCCCGTGGGATGCCGTTTACGATTCTATTGAAGAAATGGAAGCCGATTATAGAAAAGGCAACGGAATGCCATTTAACAAGACAAATAAAGGTCGTGTGATTGTTGAATCATTCCTTGCGGATAACGGCTTTGCCGATTATCAGGAAGTTGAAGAAGAATCAGACGATCAGGAATAATCTTGCACTTGCTCGCGAGGTGCGTGCAAGCGGACTGACCCCACCGTAACGGGGTTTATTTTTCAAACGAAATCAAATGACAACCTTACATAAGTTCAGTAACTTACTTAACCTGCTCACCTACTTCAAGGATGAGCAGGTTTGCTTAGATTATTTAGAGCAAATCAGATGGAATGGCGAGTTGAAATGCGTGTACAATGATTGCGAAGGTGGTAAGATTCACCGATGCGCAAACCATCGGTATAAGTGTGCGACTTGTAAGCGCATATATTCTGTGAAAGTCGGCACTATCTTCGAGGGCAGCAAGTTGCCTTTACAGAAATGGTATGCAGGTATATACCTGATAACCGCACACAAGAAAGGCATTTCGTCCTTGCAATTATCCCGTGATCTTTCCATAACTCAGAAGTCGGCATGGTTCCTTTTACACCGCGTTCGCTTTTCACTTGGCTTAAATGCCGGATCAGAAAAGTTGAAGGGAATTGTTGAAGCCGATGAGACTTTCATCGGAGGTAACGAAAAAAATAAGCACAAAAGCAAAAAGACAGAAGATAATCAGGGGCGATCTTTGAAAACAAAGTCAGCCGTTGCCGGGGTAATTGAACGAGGCGGTGAACTTCGCGCAAAGCAAGTTGATAGCACTAAAGGCTATCATTTGAAACCTTTTGTTATTTCTCATACAGATTTCGGAAGCAAACTAATGACCGATGAATGGATAGGCTACAAGGGCTTGTCAGCATTATACAAGCATTCGTTCGTCAAGCACAATGAAGGCGAGTACGTAACAGGCGATTGTCATACTAACGCAATGGAAGGCTTCTGGTCGCTCTTAAAGCGTGGAGTAAATGGAATCTATCATAGCGTTAGTAGTAAGCACTTACAGCGTTATGTAGATGAGTTCGTATTTCGCTATAACACACGTACAAATTCCGAAGCAGGCCGCTTCGACGCAATGTTAAATAACATTTCAGCCAGGCTAACTTACAACACACTTATAAATGCAGATAACAGAAATAATAGACAAGTGGCATCTGAACAAGGCTCACTTGGCTTGTAAATTGGAAATGACGAAAAGCACTTTCAGAAACAAATTACTTTCATCCTCATTCACAGAGGATGAAATGATTTTGCTCCGTTGCGCTTTAATTGAACTAAGAAATGATTTGGAAGCGGTTGATGAAATAGACTTCGATACAGCAATGAGATTGATTGCTCAGAAAAAAGTTTGAGGTCAAAAAACGGGCGTAACTGGAAATACGCCCAACCTCTAAACTATAGGTATAATCTCATATATAGTTACCAAAACTATAATGGCTGCAATAATGGCTGCAATAACTTTTGCCTTTTGTTCCGCGCTTAGTTTCCCTTGCCGATTTGCTTCGGTTGCGCGCAAGATCTCTCCCCTTTCTTTAGGGTTAAATTGGCATCCGCAATTTAAGCAAGTAATAACGAGTCTGTTTTTTACTCCGGGGGGAAGTTTGTTTTTTTCAATATACCTTTTGAGCATTCGGCCCTCATGTAGCATTGAATACCTCATAAGGCTTTCCGTTTAAGAGTTTGCTTCTTATTCGGCATTAATTCTTTCTCTAATTGAGATACGCGCCTAAGTAAATAATTAATCGTTTGCTTTTGTTCTGGATTCGTTTCAGGAATTGCGGGTTTTATCATTGCCCCTTCTCCCCTTATAAGCCATTCCATACTTACATCAGGAAATTCCGTGGCTATTTTTTCCAATAATTCACAGCTGGGTTTGCTTCCCCTGCCCCCTTCCCCTGTACTCACAATATGCCCCATCGAAACGTCTGAAGTCCTTACCCGCATTGCAAAAGATCGGATGTTAAGCCCCTTCTCTTTCATTAAAATCCTCAAACGTTCATTGATACTAACAATCATTTGTTAATAAATATGCAATCATTTGTTTGGACAATACAATCAATTGAGTGTATATTTGCCTTATAGTATTGCCCAGAACTCTTGCCAAATATACCTAGAATGAAGCTCAAAACCAAGCAGAAAGCCGAAGTGGACCCAATTTTACGCCTACATAAGGCGAAATCGTTGATAATCAAAACAATATACCCGAGCAAATATTATGTTTCTTTTTTCTTGGTCTACTTTCCCGATTACAATACTCCAAAACAAATTCAACTCATTAACCTGGTCTGGAATTTCAAGCAAATAGACCTGGATGTTATTGATAAGCTCGAACGCTTACCCGATTTAATTAAGGCTTAAACCAAAACCAGACGCAAAATGGATCAGACAACAATTAAACTCCCCGGCGGGATAGTAACAGTTAGAATGCCACATTATCGCCAAGTGGAAAACGTGATCTTTTACAAGATCATTAGTGCCGATAAGGCTATTAAAGTGCTTAACCCAAAACATTCAGATATCCAAATGGGGAGAGAAGTAATTAGCGCAGCGGCAGCATTCCATGAAGATTCGAAGCTTTCCTCTGAAGAGGCATTTAATAGCGCGCATTTCTACACCAACGTTCGAATGGAAAATCTTTTGAAATAATGAATCTTCCGCACGACACAAATATGGCTCTATACGATTATGATCGTTTCTGGATGGCGCAGCTTTCCGATAATCATTGCTGCGGATCTTGTAAACGGGATAAAAATAATTGCATATACATACCCCGGATGATTCAGTTTATATGTCCTGAGTGTATTACAAACGCAAAACTGTATCACTGGCAGCGTTTCTGCAAAACTGGAGAGTTGCTTCATTACCTTCTTAATCTAGTATTAACCCCATCCCAGGTTCAAATGATGCACTCTTCCAAAACAAAAAAGAAGATCGAGCGGAGAATATTTGATCTGCTTCCAAAACTAAACAGTATTTATTGGACAGGAAATTCGGGCGTTGTTTTAAGGAGCGCGCATAACATTGATATTCTTCCGGATTTTACCATTGATATTCAAAATCAAATTACGGAGTTATTCATGCTAAATCTTTTTGAAGTACATGGCCATAAGGCAGAATACAACCTAAAGGAAGGCACTTTAATAACGATAGATGTTCAGTTGTTAATGTGCGATCCTGAAAAGATTGCCAGCCATAAATACAGTAAAAGCAAACGTGGATTTTAAGGAAGGTTATCAATATCAAGGATGGAGACGCTGGAGAGTATGGCGAGTGATATACAAAGGGCATTATTACGATATCGCTTTGAAGGGTTTTGGGAGTTATTGGGTACATATTTTCAATAAAAAGCCCGGAAAATATACGATCCCTCTTTTTGAAAAGAAGTGTGAAACATTAGAAGAGGCTAAGGAAGCCTGCGAAAAATTCCCGGTGCCGAATATTCTTAAATAAAGTTTTGGAAGGAACACGGCATAGGCGGGAATACAGCAGCGGGGAAGGCAAGGAAAGCCATGGTTTAGGGATTTGAATGACCAATAATGCCCCGCTGCTTATTTAACCATTTAAAAACAACGTTATGAAATTTAAGATCGGACAAAAAGTTGCTGCCAATCAGACCTCGCATAACGCACATGGGGTTGGAGTCAAAAAGGGGGAGATTTTCACCATTAAAGATATTTTCATTTGCCCTTCCTGCAAAAACGAATATTATAATGTAGGACTCCCGCGCACTTCAGGTGTTTTCGTTTGCGGTGTTTGTGGGGCTAATGAATCCGGGTTAACTAATGCTGTTGTTCATGAAAGCGTTCTCGATTCAATAGTTACTAAAAGAGAAGAAAAAATCGAATACAAAACCCGAATCGTTGATGTTGAAATTGACAGAAGGCTCCATGTTGAGGCAAAAAAATATTTAGCCCTTTGCAATTAAATGCCTAGGAAAGCCATTCTATACGCCGATATAAAGAACGGATCCGGTGGGGCTGCATTCCGGGATCAAGTTGCGACAGCAATTAGAAGCTTTGAAGGTAAAAGGGTAAAGGTTTCAATTGAGGCTGCATACGGAAAGAGAAGCATTAAGCAAAACCGATATTATTGGGGATGCATTGCAAAGGCTTGTAAGATTGGAATAAAGGAGCAATGGGATGAGGATTATAGCTTAGAGGATTGCCATTTCTTTTTAAAGTTCCATTGTAATTACCAAGAAAAGGTAAATATGGATACGGGAGAAATAATACGCTTACCTCTTACAACAAAGATTTTAAAGACGCTTGAGTTTGAAGAGTTCGAAGAAAGAGCGAGGCGGTTTATAAAGGAGTGGTTTAACATAGAGATTCCCTTACCCAATACACAAGCAGCACTCGACTACGCAGAATGAAAACACCGATAGGATATTACGGAGGTAAGCAGAATTTAGTAAAGGAAATTCTCCCCCTTTTACCGGCCCATAAACAATACGTGGAGCCTTTCTTCGGGGGTGGTGCGGTTTACTTCGCAAAGCCTAAAAGCGAAAATGAATGCATAAATGATTTGAATTTTTGGGCGGTTACTTTTTACGAATGCGTGAAACTTCATTTTGAAGAGTTGCAGGCCCGGATCCAAGCCACCCTCCATTCAGAAGCTTTACATGAAGCTGCCGAGGAGATATTGAAAAAAGCAATACCACCCCCCCTGTTTGGCACATCTGGCGAGAAAGAAGAGAAAATCGCTATTGCCTGGGCTTTTTGGGTGCAATGTAATATGTCTTTTGGACATACGATTTTCGGAGGTTTTGCCTTTTCGAATAACGGTCAATCGTTGGGTACGGCAAATAAGAGGCGATCCTTTACAACCGAATACGAGAGGCGGTTGGAGACTACCGAGATATTTTGCCGGGATGCGGTAAACCTTATTAAGCTTAAAGATGGCGAGGATACCTTCTTTTACGTTGATCCGCCTTATGTTTCTTCGAATTGCGGCCACTATAAAGGCTATACAACAGAACAGTTCCAGGAATTGCTGGAGGTTCTTTCAACGATTAAAGGGAAGTTTTTGATGAGTTCTTATTTCGAGGAGGCATTGGGAGCGGCGATTGATAAATATGGCTGGAATATTAAAAAGATCGAACAGATTCTCCAAGTAACCGGAAAGCGGGAAACGAATAAAATGAAAGTCGAATGCCTTACATATAACTACCAAGATTCTCAATATAAACTGTTCAACTAAAATCAACAAAATGAAAAAGAAAACAAAGATTGTTCCAGCCGATGATGCAAGAACTAAAACTGCTATCTCTAAAACCATTGCGAAGCTTATCGCAATTAATGAGCCAACAGCCGCCGGGCAAAAGGAAATGCTTGCATCAGTAAAGCAGCACATTGATGCTGAAAACAAAAGGCAGCTTGCCCATATCGAAGCCTCCAGGATTGCTCTTTCTTAATTAACCTTATTAAATTATTTAAAATGATCAAAACAGAAAGCCCGGTTTCCAAAGAAGAAACGCAACAAAAATATTTTGAGGTTGATATTAATAAGATACATCCCCTCCCTAAAGAATATGCAGGCGGAGGAAATATCCGAGAAGAAATGGGAGATATTCCGGCCCTTGGGGAAAATCTTAAAGAAAATGGCATTCTAAAAGAGTTTCATGGCTTCAGGGATCCTAAACGCCCAGGACATTGGTTTTCAATAGATGGGCATAGGAGGTCTGCCGGTGGCGAATACGTTCTCGAAAAATATGGAATCTTATTGCGTGGTCGCATTCGCCCAATCGATATCCGAAAAATGAAACCCCAAGACTTTATTTATCACATGATGAACACAAACACTGGAAAAGAAAACACGCCGATGGAATTTGCGGAGGCAGTGCGCAGATTGATTGAAATGGGAGAAGAAAAGTTGGTTATTGCTAAAACGTTTGCAAAAAGTCCCGGTACGATTGATAACTATTATAAACTTTCTCAAGCCCCGCGTAGGATAAAAGATCATATCCGCGAGCATCGGGTTAATTATGGAGTCGTTTTAGAGTTATTGAATGCCCATACTGAATGGGAAAAAGTTCTGGATGTAATTGATTCAAACCTGAAGGTCGCTCAGGAAAATGCCATTCAGAAGGCCAAATCCAAGGCCGGAGACGCTTCAAACGAAATAAACGAGCAAGAGGTCGCCAAAGGGGCAAAAGTAACACGGGGGCTTCTTAAAACAACTTCCACAAAGCTCGATTCTTTTAAAGAGGTTATGCGCCTTGTTACAAAATTTGACTCAGGGGAGCATACGGTTCACGACGATCAATATGAAACCATGACCCTTCTAAAGGATATCGTTTACAATAAAATCACTTTTCAACAACTCACCGACAAATTCTTTGCAGAATGATTCACGAAAACCTTTTCCCCGAGGCAGAGTCCCCGGAACACCGTAAAAAAATGCTGCAAGATGGTTGCAGATCAAAAGAACAGCAGGATGTGCGCCGCTATTTCTCCGAAGGCGAACATCTTCAAATGAGAAAGGATTTTATGGCAAATGCCATAAAACTTGGAAAACTCAAAGATGAACTCAAGGTTATCCAGGACGATTTTAACGCCAGAATGAAGCCTTTAACCATTGTAAATGACGAATTGAAGGCGAAAGTAGATGCCGGGTTCGAAGAAGTACCAGGAGATGTTTTCCTTTTTGATTACCAGGAAGAAGGAATGATGGCCTATTACGATGCGAATGGCGATCTGATTAGTTCCCGCCGTTTGGCCCCGGAAGAAAAGCAGACCGACTTAGCCAGAGAGGCAGCAAAAGCATAACCCAACGCGCAGCGAGCGCAAGAGCGATAAGAGCCGGTATTCCGGACCCGCGAAGCCTGAGCGAGGCTTACTTAAATAGCAACCTTTAAACCAAAATAAAATGAACCAAATCAATGCAGCAGCAAATGCTGAAGTAAAAAAAACCCTCTTGCAGCTTGCTGGAGATGAAAAAGCTCTTGTTCTTTTGACCGGAGATTTTAAACACCCTTTCAAAGGGAAAAGTATAAATATATCCGGAGCGATTGCAGCCCCTTTCGATTTCTACGCAAATAAGGCGATTAAGAACAATATGTTCGATCCCAAAGATTGCAGGCTTGAAATCAAACGTAGCCTATCAAAAATGACCCTTTTCTGCGGAGAAAGGGATGAGTTTGATACAATCATTACCGGATCGCTTGTTATTAATCCTGCTCTTGCGGCCTTCAAAATCAATACCGAAGAAAGATGGGACGTTAAAACTCTTACCCGTTTCCTGAAGTTAAAAAAGTTCTTTTTTCAGGATCGCGATGCTTGCGATAAAATGATTAAGACCCTTATGGGTTTTAAAGCAAAATTTGAAGCCGAAATCGAGAAATCGGATGACCTAAAAGGAAATACAATTGATTCGTATGTGACAAAACTTACACACGAACTTGATCTTTCTTATTCCCTCAATATGCCCATTTTCATTGGAGCAGAACCCACACTTTTCAGTGTTGAAATTTGTGTAGATGCTTCCGAGCCGAAACAAGTAAAATTCTGGATGGAATCAGTAAGTCTTGCAGAAAGTCAGGAATCGGTTCGCGATAAATACATCAACGAACAGCGCGATAAATTCACAGATATCGTTGTCATCGAGTTAGTATAACCCCATACCCCCTTCCGAGTATCTTTCCCGAGTTGCGTCTGGAAAGAGAAAGGAAAGGGGGTTACTTTAAACCAGGCGCAATCATTATGGCAAAGGATCCAATATGCCCCATGTATTACAACGATATTCTCGGTTCAACCGGAACCTGGAGTGACGAAGAGTTTGGGTGCTATGTACGTTTATTGTTCCACCAATGGGATAAAAACTTCATTCCAAAGGATATGTTTAGGCTAAAGAAAATCGCTGAAACTGTTGAGAAAAACTGGGCTTTAATCGGGCCAAAATTTGAGGATTTCCCGGAAGGATTGCAGAATAAAGTGATGGAGGATATTCGCAAAAAACGATTAAAACACAAAGAAAAACAGGCCGAAAATGGCTCCCTCGGAGGCCGCCCAAAAACCCAAACAGAACCCAATTTAAACCCAAATGAAACCCAAACTAATACCCAAACAGAAGCCAAAAAAAAGCCTTTAGAAGATGAAAAAGAAAATGAAAAGGAAAAGGAAATAGAAAGGGAAAATGTAAAACGAACCTTTATCCAAGCGGTTGACCTACAAAACGATTTTACAACCGAACTCCGAATCATTTTTAAAGATTACTGGCTTGAGCCCGATAAAAAAGGAAAATATCGGTTTGAAGGTGAAAAATATTTTGATTTTAAAAAACGCTTACAAACATTCAAGCGAAACGATGAAAAATTTACCGGCAACAAATCAAAACGCCCAACTGCAATCGAACGCACAAACCCCGACACTCGCCTCTCGATTGCTGAAAAGATTTTACAACGGCACCACTCCAACAATCCGGGAAGTGTATCAATCCCGAAAAATGACCCTCGCCCAAATTGTTGAATCGGATCCGAAAGCTCCGGTTTTCATAAAGATTTTCCTTGGAGATACCATTAACGATTTGGCAAGCGGATTTAATATCGGAAATAACTTAGATGTTTCAGATCAAATACCCAGGGCCGTTGATTTGATTTATAGCGAGGTTTTGGGATTAAGGGTACAGGATATTCGGATATGCTTTGAAAGAGGCAGAAAAGGCAAATACGGGCAATTATTCAACCGATTCGACGAGGGGGTTTTGTGCCTTTGGATTGCAGCCTTTAAAAAAGAGCGCGAGGAAGAAATAGAGCGAATAAATTATGAAGCCTCCCACAATTATAAAGTCGAAACAAAACAGATTCCTGAAATATTGCAAAATCTTAATCCAGATTTAATAGAAAAGTTTTCAAAGCCAATTGAAATTGAGGAGAAAGCAATTATCGAACCTCCTGAACAGGATGAATTTTCAAAGGCGGTTTTTGATGAGTTTCATAAGATTTGGATGGATCAACAAACCCCAGGAAAAAAAGACCAAGGAATTAGAACGATTGAAGTTGATGGAAGGATATTTACACAGGAGAAATATTTTGAATTAAAAGCTAAAAACAAATGAAACAGACAACGAAAAGCTTCCACAACACCCCCGATCTCTTTTCAAAGGTTTTAGAAAAGGCAGACAAAAAGGCTACAAGGCAAGAGGATCTGGTTCTTGAAATGTTTAAAAGACTGCCATTACCAAAAACCGCAGAGGAGGTAATTGAAATTATGAAACCAATGCATGAATCTTCAGTAAGACGTTCGCTTTCTAATCTTTCAAATCCTAAAAAACAATGGAAAGCCGCACTATTGAAAACTACTATTTCGAAAGAAGGAAAATGGGGAATAATGGTAAAGCACTGGAAGTTAAACGAACCTACAAACTAATGGCCGAACCGCTTTATACGATTGCAGAATGTTATAATGATATTAACTTCTGGAATCAGCGGTATAATTACAATGAGGTTATAAAAGAGTATCAAATGGTTTATAGGGAATATATGAACCATCAGAGATTAGAACAGAAACAATTACATCAATATTTAAAAGCCTCAAATGACGTTTACTCCGAATTTTAGACCGGATCCAAAGCCTGAACCAAGGGAAAAGAGAAAGCGAATCCCCTTAAAGCGCGTTCCAATCAATAAAACACGAACCGCGAGGCAATGGCTTGAGAAATGTGCCGATGATTTGTTCTCTGTGCTTATTCGTAGAAGAAACGCAAACGAATGGGGGATGGTTCACTGCTTTACTTGCGAAAACTATCAAGCGTGGAAAAATATGGATTGCGGCCATTTTGCCAGCAGATCACACCATTCAACACGTTGGCACGAAAACAACTGCCAGGCCCAATGCAAAACCTGTAATGGAGAAATGGCGGGAAATTTAAACGTTTTCGCAAAAAATCTGGATGGTAAGTACGGGGTGGGAACTGCCGATGAACTCGGAGCCCTATCCCGGCTCATCCAACCTTGGAGCAACGATCAACTCCGGGAACTAATTGAATCTCTTAAACTCAAAATAAAACAACTTCCTAAATGAACAAAACAATTGTAACCGGGCATCTTGGCAAAGATGCAGAGATGCGCCACCATAACGGCACAAGCATTATTAATTTCAGTGTGGCTCAAACCGATACCTGGAAAGATAGAAATGGAGAAAAGGCTTCCAAGACTACTTGGTTCGAATGTGCCATCTGGAGAAAAGACGGTCAAAGCACCGCAATTATTGATTATCTCAAGAAAGGGCAAATGGTTTTAATTGAAGGAAGAGTCGAAGCGCATTCGTGGGTTGACGAGAAAACAGTTACCTCTCGGCATACACTAAAAATAGAGGTAAGAAATATCGAATTGCTCGGTTCGGTTAAACCGCGATCCGAAGAAAGCCAGCAGGATAGTTCTTTTCAATCTTCCGGGCATAATGATAACGATTTACCTTTTTAAAATATGGACGATAATTCAATAATGACATTCGGCCTTCATGAAGGCAAAAAGCTTGCAAATATTCCCGATCATTATTTTCGGTGGCTTTATGAAAAAGGATACGCCCATGGGCCTTTGAAGGAATATATCGAAGATAATGCAACCTCTTTAAAAATTGAAATAAAGAAATAATGGCAGCTAAAAGCGAAATACAATGGACGCAGGCAACATGGAATCCGTGGCATGGTTGCAAAAAGGTTTCTCTCGGTTGCAAGTACTGCTATATGTACCGGGACAAAGAACGATATGGGCAAGATCCGTCAATCGTTATGCGCTCGAAAGGCAATTTTAACGACCCATTGAAATGGAAAAATGGGCTTTTGATCTTTACTTGCAGTTGGAGCGATTTCTTTATAGAGGAAGCCGATGCATGGCGACAAGAAGCTTGGGACATTATTCGCAAAACCCCGGAGCATACTTACCAGATCCTTACTAAGCGGCCAGAAAGAATACTCCAATGTTTACCCAAAGATTGGGGATCTGGATATCCAAACGTATGGCTCGGAGTTTCGATTGAAAGTCAAGAACAGGCCGAACGCGCTAATATTTTAAAGGACATTCCTGCCTGGACAGGAAATCGTTTTATAAGCGCAGAGCCATTAATCGGACCCTTAGAATTTCCGACGAGTATTTTTAGCTATTTCAGTTGGATAATCATTGGGGGAGAAAGCGGAAATACAACAGGTAAATATCTTTATCGGCCTAGTTATGTTGATTGGATTACCAGATTACTAGTTGCCTGCCACGAGACTCCTTGTTTTCCTTTTGTAAAACAATTAGGAGCCCACTTAGCGAAAGAAATGAATCTCGAGGATCGCTCTGGAGGCGATATTTCGGAATGGTATGAATATTTGAAAATAAGAAAGTTTCCTAAAGAAATGCTAAAACACTTCGAACCATGAGAGATTATATTTACATCGCCATTATTTGCTTAGTTATTTACATCGGCAGTTGCGAGCAGAAATACAACCCACACCCACAGAGGCAATGCAACGAGCAAGCATATCAGGACACCATCGCCCTTCTCATGGATCCGGCTTATCAAGTAAACCAAATTAACAGCGTTGATTCCTTACGGAAGAAAGCGCATAATTCCAGACGCAAATGAGCAAAACAATAATCTTTAGTCGGAGATTTCCCGCTCATCATCCTAATTCGGATGATGCAACATATTTTATTGAGAAGATTCTAAATTGGTATTGGGATCAACCGAATCAAAAATATAATAGTGTTCCAGATATGTTTAAAGAGCTTAATCCAGAAAAAGATTATAGTTTAGAGCGAGTTCTTAGATCGCTCAACGAGGAAGAAAGAGATATAAAAAGTCATACAATTCGCGCGGGAAAAAGATGGAAAGTTGGCGATAAGTTCAGCCCCCGAGTATGGTCTGGAAAACCATATAATAGCAAACAAATAATAATATGCCCAGACATTGAAATAAAGAAAATATTCGATTTTGTTGTCATCCCTTTTCCGGATAAATCATTCAGAATTTATGTTGATTATAAAACAGCAGACGATCAAATTATTAATGACATTGCATTAAACGATGGCCTTTCCTATCGAGAATTTTTGGATTGGTTTCTTACAAAAGAGACAAAAAGGCATGGATTCAAAGGACAAATTATTTGCTGGAACGAAAACATAAGTTATTAAATATGGACATTGTGATTGGCTGCGAGAAGTCTGGTGTGATTCGGGAGGCGTTTAGAAAGCGCGGCCATAATGCAATAAGCGTCGATTTAGAACCCACTGAACTTCCTGGGCCTCATGAACAGGTTGACATTTTTATCTTTTTGCAGAAAAACCCGAAATGGGACATGGCAATCTTTCATCCAGAATGTAAATATTTATGTTTTAGCGGGGAAAAATGGAGAACGATTGGGAACAAAGATTATAAACAAGGTCATTTTAGAAAACGTTTGAAAGCATTGGCTTTCTTTAAGCGGCTATGGAACCAAAAGGACATCCCAAGCATAGTGATTGAGAATAGCCACTCAACGTTCATTAATCGTTATTTCAAGCCTTCCGATCAAATCGTTCAGCCATATCAGTTCGGTGATCCATATCGCAAGCAGACGCATTTATGGCTTAAAAATACCCCCCCCCCTAATCTATACGTCTATATGCGAGAGAAGGGAGGCCGCGTGTTATTTAGAGCCACCAGGACCGAAGCGGAGTGCCAATAGAGCGAAGAGTTATCAAGGGATAGCCAACGCAATGGCAGAGCAATGGGGGTGAGTATAGCAGAGTCAAACGGTCGAATAGTATATGGTTGGTGCGATGTGGTATAGCCTACAAAGCCAATAGGCTGCATATAGGGAGGGCAGCGAGCGGAAAGTATAACGCAAGCCACACACGCCGCGCGCAACACACACGCAACGGCTGTAAGCAGCACAGGCATTGAATCGCCGCCCAATGTAAGGAGGGCGAAAATGTTTAGGTACTCCGGGAAATTCCTTGCTTTTTCGCAATGGATGCGAAG